ATACTATGAAATTTTCTGACCGCACTCTTACAATTCTCAAGAGTTTTGCTACAATCAACAAATCAATCGTACTGAAGCCTGGCCAGGTCTTGCGTACGATTACTCCGGAAAAAAACTTCATCGCCATCGCAAACATTGAAGATCAGTTCCCAACCACTGCTGTTATCTATGATCTCTCACGTTTTCTTTCGATGCTGAGCCTTTATCAAGACCCAGATGTGGAATTCCTTGAAAATCATTTCATCATCTCTGAAGGCAAGCTTAAGATGAAATATGTCTATGCAGACATCTCGATGGTCCATGCAGCTCCAGAAAAAGAAATCGCCATTCCTTCTTCCGACGTTTCGGTTAGCGTGAAATGGTCCGATCTTCAGTCTGTGATCAAGGCTGCTGGTGTTTTGCAGTTTAGCGAAATCGCATTCGTCGGCGAAGATGGCAAGTGCTTCCTTCGAGCAATCGACAGTAATAACAAATCGTCAGACGCATTTGGTGTAGAGATTGGTACCACCAACGACACGTTTACTCTCATCCTTAAGACTGACAACTTTAAGTTGCTTCCTCAGGATTACGAAGTGACTCTCTGCGCAAAGGGTGTATCGCTCTTCAAGGGTGCTGATGTATCCTATTACGTTGGTGTTGACTCTAAGTCAACGTACAAGAAAGGAGAGTAATATGTCTGAACAAGTTAACATCTCTCTTCAAGATATCTACACAGTCCTTTCTATTATCGATATCTGTGTTAAGCGCGGAGCTATCGAAGGTTCTGAGCTTACTACTGTTGGTACTATCCGTGATAAGTTTGCTCTATTCATTGAGCAGAATAAGCCAAAGGAAACAAAGGAACCGGTAAAAACTGAAAACTGAGCTCCAACCTTACACACCACACCGGAGATTATATTATGGCACTTGATACAAATACTGAAGAAGTACTCTGGGTTGAACGTTATCGACCCAGAGTCATTGAGGATACAATTCTTCCTCAGAAGACTAAAGATGTCTTCAAAAGATTCGTTGCAGATAAATCCATTCCTAACCTGCTACTGACTGGTGGCCCAGGTATGGGTAAGACCACAATTGCGAAAGCAATGCTGAACGAGCTCGGTTGCGATTACATCGTAAAGAACGGTTCGTTGAATGTTAACCTCGATACTCTTCGTTACGAGATCTCGACCTTTGCATCTTCCGTTTCATTCAGTGGTGGTCGTAAATACGTTATCCTTGATGAAGCCGACTATCTCAATGCAGCTAACGTTCAGCCTGCTCTTCGTAACTTTATCGAAGAATATTCAAAGAACTGTGGCTTTATCTTTACGTGTAACTTTAAGAACCGTGTTATCGAGCCACTTCGTTCTCGTCTTTCTGAAGTTGACTTTACGATTGAGAAGTCAGATCGTCCAAAGATGGCTGCTCAGTTCTATAAACGTGTTCTCGCAATTCTAAACGCAGAAAACGTAGAACACGATAAGGATGTCGTCGCAAAGATTATCGAAAGGCATTTCCCAGATTTTCGGCGTGTACTTACCGAACTTCAATCTTATGCAGCATCAGGTAGGATCGATGAGGGTATCTTCACAAACATCAAGCAGGAGTCGATCGAACAACTCTTTTTGATGTTGAAAGAAAAGAACTTCGTTGAGATGCGCAAGTGGTGTTCGAATAACAGTGACCAAGACGCGAATGAAATGTTTCGTACCATCTATGACGCCGCAACAGACCGTGTAGAACTTAAGAGTCTTCCAGGGTTTATCGTTACTCTTGCTGATTATATGTATAAGTCTAGCTTCGTTGCCGACCACGAAGTCAATATGGTTGCCTTCTTGACGGAGGTAATGTTCGAGGCCAGCTATAAATGAGTTGGCTTTCTTTCTTTTCTAAAAAACCAAAAGTCTGTTTCTTTTGTAAAACAGATCTGAAAGAAAGCAGCGCGTTCACTCTGCAGTACTCATCTACAGAAGGACTTCACAGTGCAAAGATGTGCAGTGAATGCGCAAAAACTTTTGACGATTTTGCAGATATAAAGGATGAAGCGCATGCCTCAAGATTTGACTCCTTTTGATTTTGTAAAGTCTGCATCTCATAATAAGAAGGATCTTATCCGTGAGGCAGACTATCCAGAACAAGCTGAGAAGCAGTATGTTCCGTTTATTGTAAACCGAGCATTCGCTGCCTTTGAAGATAGTATACTACATGCTAACACGATGAATATCAATCATCATCTATTCAAAGACGCGCAGTACCGGTATTATCTCGGTGCCCTGCGTCCACGCAATCGTTTTTCAAAATGGCTCAAGGAAGAGAAGAACCCAGACCTTGATGCAATTCAGGAACACTACTCGGTGAACAGAACCGTCGCAAAGATGTATCTGAAAGTTATGTCTAAGGAAGACCTGGTTAAGCTTCATAAGAGATTCAACAAAGGTGGAGAAGCTAAATTATAAATACTCGGATGGTCTTTATGAGCATCATCGCAATAATAATAACTATAAAGGTGAACTCATCATGGAGAAAGACTTATTCCGAGGGGTTGGCGTAGAGATAACACTTCCGAATCCTGATAACTTTCTTAAGATAAAAGAAACGTTAACTCGTATTGGTATATCCTCGAAAAAAGAAAAGAAACTATATCAGTCCTGCCATATTCTACACAAGCAAGGGCGCTATGCGATTCTTCACTTTAAAGAACTGTTTATACTTGACGGTAAAGAGAATACTTTTGCTGACGAAGATAGATCTAGAAGAAACACTGTAATAAACCTCCTAGAAGAATGGGATCTACTTAAGATAGTCGACCCATCCAAGTCTGAAGATCCGGTTGCTCCACTTAGCCAGATAAAGATACTATCGCATAAAGAAAAAGATGAATGGATATTAGAACCAAAGTATAATATCGGAAAAAAGAAGTAATTTAAGGAATTATATTATGAAGGCGTTTCGTTTAAATAAAAAAGCAGAACTACCAAAGTTTTCTACGACCGGTTCTGCTTGCTTTGATATTAAAGCATGTTTTGATAATAACAGCAAGATCACGTACTACAATGCTCTAAATAAAGAATCTGTATCACATGCGCGTGTTATCAATAATAAAGTATGCGTGCAGTTGTATCCAATGCAGAAAATGTTAATACCAACTGGTCTTATCTTTGATATTCCAGAAGGTCACGTCCTAAAGATATATCCGAGATCCGGTTCGTCGCTAAAAAAGAGTCTAGTTCTTGCGAATGGAACCGGTATTATAGATTCCGATTATGTAGAAGAAACATATGTGATTCTACAGAATACATCGGATGCAGTAGTCATCATCGAGGATGGCGAACGCATTGCGCAGGCAATGCTTGAGAAGACTTTGGTGTATACCATCGAAGAAGTAGAAGAGAGACCGTCTCAGAAGACGGAAAGAAACGGAGGTTTCGGAAGCACCGGGATCTCTTAACACGCAACACACAGGAGAACAAGATGACCACTAAGAACCCATTCGAGATCCGCGCAGAGATCCTTCAGCTTGCCAAGGATTATATGGATCAAAGCTATCATATGAATTTGAATTTCATGCAAAAGTCCATGGAAGAAGGTAGAAAGACCTTCGAAGAATATCAAGAAGCCGCAAAAATGTATTCTACTGACGACCTTATGAAGAAGGCTCAGGAAATGTACACCTTTGTTTCTAAGAAGGACTAATATATGACAGAGAAACATCACGCACCAAAGGATGTTTCTGATAGGATCGCGTTGGGCTTTACAAAGGCCCTTCGCTTTATTGCGGATACCTTCTTTAAAAAGAGATACGGTCATCGAGCTGTGGTTCTAGAGACCGTGGCGGCAGTACCAGGAATGGTCGCGGGCGCAGGATTGCATCTTAAATCTTTGCGCACAATGAAAGACGATCGAGGTTGGATTAAAGAACTTTTAGATGAAGCAGATAACGAACGTATGCATCTTATGACATTCGTTGAACTCGCAAAACCAAATATGTTTGAGCGTATCATCATCTTAATCGCACAGGCAATCTTTGTTGGTTTCTATGCAATCGTATATTTCTTTTTTCCAAAGACTGCACATCGCATCATTGGTTACTTTGAAGAAGAAGCCGTTCGATCCTATACAGAGTTTCTTTCTGAGATAGACAGCGGAAAGATACAGAACGTTCCGGCTCCAAGGATCGCAATTGATTATTGGAAGCTGCCAGAAGACGCAACTCTACGTGACGTTGTTCTCGTAGTAAGAGAAGATGAAGCAGGTCACAGGGATAGAAATCATGAAATGGCTGATGAACTTAATCACAAGTAATATTCATAAAGATATGAGCACGCACAGAATTCATACAACAAAGTATGAAGACCTATGCATGTGATATAAATAAATGCGGAGATGCCAATCGGGTCTCCGCTTTTATAAACCGGTCAGATGACGGTTAAACACAACTCGCTTTAATAAGGAGAAAGATATGAATACTCGTAGAATAAACCTAGATCTATTAAATGATCCATTCTTCATTGGTTTTGACTCGTTCTTAGATAAGTTCGATCAAATTAATAAATCCAATGCATCAAACTATCCACCATACAATTTAATTAAAACGGGCGAAGATACATTTCTAATTGAACTTGCTGTCGCAGGTTTTAACGAGAAAGACTTTGACGTAGAACTGCATAACAGTATTCTTACTATTCGTGCTGAAGTCGCCGAAAACGAAACAGTCACGAACTACCTTCATAAAGGGATCGCAGCAAGAAGCTTTATTCGTAAGTTTACTCTAGCGGACACGATTGAAGTAAGCAGTGTATCTCTTGAGAACGGTATGCTCAGAGTTCAATTGCTCAACGTGATACCTGAGGAAAAGAAACCAAAGAAAATTCCAATTGCAAGTAATAAAGAACTTCTTTTAGAGTGAATGAAAAAGGGAGCGAAAGCTCCCTTTTTTATTGCGCGCCGGATGGGCGTGATAGAAAGTCTAGATCGGATCTGCTAGACCCAATCACATTCACGGTTGTTGCAGGGCTTCCACCGTTAATGCTTGAACTGGTTACACTGTTATCGCTATTGTCTACATTGACATTAACTTGCTGAGCACCGCCGCCTGCTCCAGCGCCATTCACAGTTGCTATACCACTTACGGTATCTTCTGAGACAACACCCGAGAGAGCTTGTCTTAACATTACGATATTCTTAATAGCAGTATCGTAATCAACATCCGGAGAAGCTAGCCCTTTGATCGCGGCGCCAAAGATATATCCGCCTTCTTCTCCCATGATCGCGGCTTCTATAATAGGAACTGCTTCCTTAAGATCTTCAGCAAACTCTCTTATTCTAAGTTTTTTCCCATCAAACTGAAGTTGGCCGATCTTATCTAGAGATACGGTCAATCTATCTAATGCGTCTGCTCCTTGAGTAAGCTCATCGGCATTATCCGCCAATTTCATGAGCTGTTCAAATGGGCTATCAACACCGAAGAATGAAAGGACAGCCGTGACCGCGTTGGCCATCGTTCCTACAAAGTTACCTGCGGCAAATGCTGTAAGACCAGCGCCAATACCAACCATCGATAAGAAAAACTTGCTGCTTTCTCCAATAAAAGTATCATCTCCAGGAAGTGAGTCGCCAATAGAAAGAAGCGCAAGCACGTCACTCTTGATCTTAAGTGCCCAATCTTCATCATTCATTAAGGCAGACAGGCCTGAAATCGCACTACCTGCACTAAAGACTGCAAGACCTGTTCCTATGCCAGTCATGGCTGCTAGGAACGTACCAGTTTCACCGAATGCTTCAGTTGTGCCGCCAAGAGAATCTTCTATCGACATTAATATTCCAACGTCGTCTTTGATCTTTTGCGCCCAGTCTGTGTTGTTTATTAATTCTGCTATACCTACGCCAGCCGAACCTGCCCCAAACAATGCAAGACCTGCTGCGATACCACTCATGACTGCCAGGAAAGTACCGGTTTCACCGAATGATTCTAGTTTACCACCAAGAGAATCAGAAATAGATAGTAATGTTAGGACGTTATTCTTGGTATTTTGCGCCCACTCTTCTCCACCGCCGAACCGCGCAAGCACTTCGCCAATGCCAGCAATTCCACTGCCAATGCCGAATGCTGCAAGACCGAGAGCCAGCCCAGTCATCGCCAAACCAAACGTTCCGCCTGTAAGAAGAAAATCTATATTGCCTCCAGCGGCGTCAGAAATTGATAGTAGAGTTAATACATTATCTTTTACACTCTGAGCCCAGTTATCTACACCTAAGTAATTATTTAAGGCGTCAGCCAATCCGGCCGCTGCACTACCAACTCCGAACGATGCTAAACCTATACCGATACCTGTCATTGCAGCTGCAAATAAGCCACCTTCTGCAAAGAACTGTAACATTCCAGCCGAGAAGGATTCAGAAATAGAGAAAAGCTCTAATACGTTTTCTTTTACTTTTGCACCATCAAAATCTTCAAGCGCTTGTAAAAAATAACCCCCACCAGCTAGCAATGCACCGATACCAAGACCAGCTGCCCCAACACCCATGCCGATGCCAGACGCAGCGCTTCCTATTCCGCTTCCAATCCCCGATGCTACATTACCAACACTAGATACTGCGCTGCCTATACCAGTTCCTATACTGCCAATCCCAGATAAAGCTCCACCTAAAGAGCTTCTATTTGCGCTCCCAAGCTGTGATGCCCTTTGTTGCGATGCAGACATACCTTGCTGTAAAACAAGTATGTTTGACAACACGGAGCTCTGACCAGAGATGTTCGTGTTAATAGATTCTAGGACTATTTTTAGGTCGTCTAATGTTGCCATGTCTTGGCCTACTTTCTCTTTTCTTCTTCTTTCTTAATGTAGTCCACTAAAAGATCGTAGTATAGATCTCTTTCAAAAGGCATAGAACTTTCAATATCAAACATACTGTATTTGTGGTGTTGAACCATACCAAACATCTTATTATAATATATGGACAGGTTTGTATGACTCAACATTAGATAAAAAAAGTTTGGGTTCCTTGTATTACGAAAGTCTTATCTTCGCCTGCTCTATTTCTATACGGTATCTCGTGTCTTATCTTAGGAATTGTATCAAAGAATTCTTTAAGCTTCTTAACGGAATCTGCGTGAAGACTCTCAACAAAAGTGTCTACTTCTTTTTTCGTAAAGTCTTTAAAGTTATACACTTCTTCTTCTGATACTAATCTATCCATGCAAGATAGCATTATTTCTAAGTTCTTTTCAGCGCTTGGTTTCTCTTGCGTTAAGAAGTCAAAGAATACATCTATGCTAGGATACTTTAAGAATAGAGTATATGTGTCATTAAGTTTTATTCTATTCGTATGTTTATCGTCTCTTTCTACCTTAACGTTATTTAGATCCAATTCGAGCTGCACCTCGTCTTTTGTATCCGGATCTTCGATCTTAAACTTTACGATGTTATCGATCGACTTCGCTCTTATATTAATAAGAAGATACTCTAGATCAAACAACGCAAGATCTTCGATGTCGTAATCAATTAAACAGTTATTCACGACTTGTTTCACTGAGTTTATAATCTGTGCCGGATCTTGAGTCTCTTGAGCGATGAGAAGTATCTTTTCTTCCTTTACAGTGAAGGGTCTAAACTTAACTTTCTTATCGTTCGACGGAAGTTTAAGTTCGTATATAGGTAGGGTAATCTTAGGTAGCGCCATATCATAGTCTCCTTATTATCTAAAAATATTTCCAATATTGCTCAGACCGGTTTTTATCTGAGACAATGAATTGTTCACATTTATGAGCTTTGTGTTAAAATTAGTGAATGAGTTAATTGCATCTTGAACAGAAGTCGGCAGGTTACCTTGGTTTATAAGTTGACCTGTTGTGCCAATTCTGTTGATTAGTTCTAAGAAGCCGTTTCCTCTATTATTTCTTTCAGAGTAAGTACCTGGTTTAAAACCAGATACACTTAGATGCGAGTATGCAAAGTTGACTGTAGCTGTTGCGTATGAATCGGTGTCTGACCAAGATAGAGTTTCTCCAGATATCTCTGTTGGAAACGCGTCCTCGAGAACATACTCATAGTAACCGTTTGAGTCTGTGCTATAGCTTCGTATTACAATACGAGTCGATATGTCCTTTACGTACCCAACTTCATACGGAAGCTGATCGTTAACTGAATTATACCCACCTCTAGTATAGTCAAAGTTTATAACACTTTGTAACCATTGGTGAAAAAAGCGCAATACTTGATGATCCGAGTCCAACATAAAGACTGCATTAAATGGCGAGTGCGTCATCTGTGTTGGGATGGATTGTCTTACGCCGAACCCGTTTGGAAAGTTATCAGTGACCGCAACGTTTACTCCAGGCGCCTGCGCAGTTTGACAAAAGAATCTTAAATCACGCAGAGACATTCCGTTATTAAATGGCGGCACGTTCATAATCTCAACAACAAACAAATTCTTACGGGCTGGTCCACCGTACTTATTCATTGTGCTCTTAAACTCGTTTATATTGAATGGCATTTATCTTCCGCCTCTTATGATCTTTCTTGAGTCTTCCCAGACTTTAGTCTTACTTGCTCCAACGAAGTTTTCTGTCGGCAAGAAAAGTGCCATGTCCCACTCAGCTGGATTGATGTACACAAGTCTCGTTCTTACTTGTGACGCTAGGTAGTGTTTCACGGTCGGCCTGAACTCTTTGTATTGAGAAGCACCATTCAATAAACTATATGAAGCCCTTAGTTTAGTTGTTTCGTCAAAGTTATCATTTGATGTGACATTATATAACGCATCCATTAATTTAGCTCTTTGTGGCAGCGGCAAGTAGTGAAAGTTAATGCCAAGGAACCCGCCCTTTGCTTTATTTATCGGGAATATAAGAGGAAACCTATCGTAATAAGGAAGTGTTTCTTTGTGCTTTGGATCATACACAAACATGTACATATGACCGATGCGAAATCTGTTTTCGTATCGGTCAGTTCCCATTTCACGTACGAATTTTAATTCTTTATCTCTAAACTCAGATCTTGCAATGCCGTTTGCTTGGTCGCGATACCAATCACGAGCAGCCTTTGTTCTCGCAGGAACTTGGCCGGAACGAATTCCCTTTAGGAGAAGATCGTCAAAAACCTTTGCTGCCATCTTACTTAATTCCTAAATGATCTTCGGTTATGATTTGAAACTGCCAACCCTTTTCGGCGCAGAACTTTCTTGCTGCTATCCATTTTGCTTCGTTTACACCGTAGGTCTTCACTTCGTTGATGTACCTTCTTGAAACTCTGCCGGATGGCGTCGCATTCTTTTTCCTTATATCCGGTGGCTTTGTTTGAGCCTTGGGTTTTATCTCTATCATTAATGTCTCGGTAGTTCCGCTTGCGTTCTTTTTCCTTAAAACGACGTCTGGAAAATAACGATGCATTCTTCCATCTACCGGCGACACGTATGGAACAATGTATTCTTCAGAAGCCCACCATAATACGTCAGGATGTTCATCAAGGTGACGAAAGAATTTAAATTCCCATAACGAACGATATGTAATTTTAGTCGGATCGCCGTTGTACTTCTCTGGGTGTTTTGGTCTAAATCGGCCTTTGTAGGACATGTCTTTCCGTTTTCAATATAAATAGAATCAATCTCATATCCTATTTATAAAGGAAACGCGTGTTGGGAAATATAAACGACTTTCCGCAGCCAGCCATCAGAACAAGTAAAGCTTCTGCAACAATACAGAGCTTAAGGTTCCCTATTCATAATCAGGGTGCTCATAGAATGCTGATGGTTTTCAATCAGTATAAGTATGTAGCTCCGGGTCAAAGAGGATTGAACAAACTAGGAAGTACCGGAAGAGGTAACGTCACCGGTCCAACTCCTGCTGGAAAGACCACAATAGAACTACCGCTGCCGGTAAATCTTCAAGATTCATACAACGTTCGTGTTCAAGGATACGACGCAGAACTCAGTGGTGCTCTAGTTGCCGGAGCAGCATCTCAATTTGCAGGCGCTGGAGACTTGAGCTCAGGAAACATCGCTACTGCGCTCGGCGGTGTGCTTAGTGGTTCTGGATTGGATGCAAACTCTATACTATCTCCTAACATGGGTGATATATCTAGAAACGTTGCGTTTCTCGGAAGAAGAAGCCTTCCTTCTAATCTAGGAAGAGCTGTTGACACTGGACTAGGAAACACTATTAACCCAAAGACATCACTCTACTTTGATGGTGTTAACTTAAAGCAACTAACGTTTGATTGGAACCTAGCTCCACAAGACGCTCGGGAATCCGATGTAATACGTGATATAACGAATACGATTAAGCGAAACATGCTACCGACATACGGCACCGCCGTTGGATTTTCACAAGCTCTCTTAAACTATCCAAGCACCGTAGATATATTCCTACTGGGCGTAGACCAGCAGTACTATATGTACTTTAAGACATCCATGATACAGGGATTTAACGTGAGCTATACTCCACACGGCCTAGCTATCGTAAAGGGTGGAAAGCCAGCAATGGTTAGTTTGAGCATGAATCTCGTTGAAGCTGACATCCATACCGCAGAAGATTATGGTGGTGCTTCAACATTTTCACCGTCTGTTGTACAAACTAGCATAGATGAAAGATAAAAATGAGCGGCGAATATTTTCAAAAACTACCAGAGGTAAGATATAACAACGTTCTTGTGAGAGATATCACAAGACGAGTTAACTTTCTTAAACAGTCGATAGAAAACCCGTACGCGTTTCTTCCCTATACGATAGAAGAAGGCGATCGCGCAGAAGACATCGCCTATCATTACTACGGCGATCCGAACTATGCATGGCTCGTGTATCTATCAAATAATATCATTGACCCGTATCACGATTGGCCTATGGATGAAGATACGTTCCATAATTATCTAATCGATAAGTATGCTGAGAAATCAGGAAAAACAGGATACGAAGTGATAGACTGGGCGCGTGATACTACGGATGCATTTGGCGACAATATAGTCTATTACTATAAAGAGGTATAAACATGGCAGTTGATTTTATTAGACTTGCACCAGATAGTTTTCGAACTATCTTTCTTCGTAAAGAAGATCGTGTAATCCTAAGAACAGAAGCTGGAAGACGTATCGTAATTAAGCGTATCATTCCTGCTGAATGGGTTCCTTATCGCGTTTACGAATACGAACAGGCATTAAACGATAATAAGAGAAATATACAACTCGTTGATCGTGTATACCTATCGCAGATCGAAAAAGAGATTGAAGACAAGATAAGATGAGTGGATTTGTTTTACCTGGTTACTATAAGCTTATCTCAGCGGTAGTCACGCCGCTGAACGGCGACGGCATAGAGATACTTAGCTTAATTCCAGAGTTTACGATAGAAGAGTCTCTTGATAAGGATAGCATACGTGGAACTGCATCTGTGTATGACAATATCGGTCTGTTAGAAGATCTTCCTTTAAGAGGAGAAGAACTCCTTACGATTCAAATCGAAGACTCGCTAAAGAATAAAGTAACGCATGAGTTTGCGATATACAAAATCACAGATGTGAATATTAAAAAGACGAACGATGGTCTTACTTATAAAATACACTTTATGTCTAAGTATTCGTTTGAAGCAATGTTTCGAAGAATTATCGAACCGTTTAACGATACGATTTCTAATATAGTAGAAAACGTGTTTCAAAACTACTATGTAGGACCTAAACAGCTCATTCTCGAAGATACGATTGGATTATTCCGTTGCATCGTTCCAAACTATACTCCTATGCAAACTATGAACTTTCTTGCAAACAGAGCATACAGTCGAAAGAGTCCGTCGTGCTCTTTCCGTTTTTTTGAAACATCTGATAACTACTACTTCGTATCTGACGAGTATCTTATCAATCGCTTCCTTGAGAATAAAGAAGAGATTAAAGAGTTTACATTTAGTGATGCAGTAGACAAGTCTGGTACAGCGTTTCTCGCTCAGATGAAGAACCTCGTTGAGATAAGAAACTCAGATAGAGTCAACACCGCGATGGATCTCGCGTCCGGTTCCTATCGTAGCAACGTAATTGAGATCGACCTCATAAAGAGACAAGTTACACTCCCTGGCAAGTCAAATAAGTATGAGTATAACTATCAGGATGCCAAGAAGAAGTACATGTCCGTGTCAGGAAAGGGAGAGGGTGAAGACTCTCATACGGACGAATTCATAAACGGATACTTTACTCCTGAGAATGAAAGAAGATATATCGTCATACGGGACTATGACGACTCGGGCACTCAGCAACTGAGAGGTGATCAGTTCATTCCTGAGATAGTATCTAACCGTCTTGCATATCGCCATCACTTAAATCACACTATCGTGTACGCGAAGGCGCATGGCCGCCTTGATTTCAGTGTTGGTGATATCGTTAACATTAAGATTCCTGAGTTTAAGATGTCGCCTAACCCGCAGCAGAATAGACAGCTATCCGGCTACTATATGATAAATGATCTAACGCATGTCTTTAATAAAGACATACATCAGACTGATATGAAACTTGTTAAGTATGATTGGAGTACAACAGAATGAGAGAGACTGGTGTTGGGTTATACGAGCCGCTCTTCTTTATCGGAGTTGTAGAAAACAACGTTGATGAGAGACTTGAAAAGAGAGTACAGGTCCGTGCCTTCGGAGTGCATGGAACTGTGGATCAGGTACCAACCGAGAGTCTGCCGTGGGCTACTCTTATATACGGTAGCTACGATCCAAACTCCCCTCTACCTCCTATAAACTCATTTGTATTCGGCTTCTTTGTTGATGGCCGTGATGCACAGCAACCTATGATCCTTGGTCTTATACCTACACAGTTAACCGAAGTGATTAATCCTTCGGTCACCGGGTGGGGCGCAGTTCCTGGTCGTGACTCAAGTATAATCGCAAAAGGATCTACTCCTGACGATTACGGCCAGCCGTCAAACTCGAGACTCGAAAGAGGAGAGAACCTAGATCAGACATATGTTCTTCTGCAAGAATTGAACCGTGTAAAGGACGTGCCTACCGCAAAGATGAACAGCGATGATCCGTCGCCTGCATTCGAAGAACCAGCTCCAGCATACAACGCACAGTATCCATACAATAGAGTTATTGAAACGGCAAGCCACTCGATAGAACTTGATGACACTCCAGGTGCAGAGAGAATTACGATATTCCATAGATCAGGTTCATACGTATCTATTGACTCGAACGGCACATCGGTTCATAAGTCAATCTCTGATAAGTACGAGGTCAACGATACACATCAACACGTATATGTTGGTGGTAAGAGTCAAGTGACTATCATGGGAGATAGCCGAGTTCTCGTAAAAGGAAATAAGGTAGAAGAAGTTGAAGGCGACTTTATGCAGATCGTTCACGGTAACCATCTGTTATCTGTTGCCGGTCAGATGAACTTAAACGGAAGCGAAGAAGTTCAGATGCGAGCCGCCAAGCTTCGTTTTGAAGCTAACGTTGAGAACATCAATTTAAAATCGAGCAGAGCAATCAACATTGAGAGCGGAAAGTCAATCAGTGTCAAGTCTGGTGAGGCTATAGCTATACAATCAACAGACCGACTTGATATTAAGTCTGGAACAAATCTATTCTTAAATGCAGAAGACATAGGACATCTTCGAGCTCAGACTGTTAGAATAGGCGGACAGTCTCGGGTTGACATTAATGCTTCTAATGTTTATATAGACGACAACGTTAGTATGGCTAACGGATCTGCAGTAAGCCCGTCAGTAGCAACAACTGCGGTAGCTGCAGAGGGTACAGAGCTTCCAGAACCTGCATCAAAGAGTGCAAGCACGACTCAATATAGAAACAGTTCATCGCTTGGATCCGCTGGATACGCATCCCAGGATGAAGGTGGTGGAGGTTCTTCTTCTAGCGCTAGCGGTGCAGATCCTGCGGTAGAGTATACCGGATCGGCAAACGCAAGTATGGATCTTCTTACGCTTGTAAAATCTTTCGAAGGATTTAGTGAGTACCCGTACGAGGATTACGGACAATGGTCGATTGGTTACGGCAGTGGTGTTGGTCCTTCAAGTCAACCGCCTAAGATACCCGGACCTATATCCGAGCAAGAGGCGACACGCCTTCTAAGCGAGAACCTGCAGAAGTTTATTGTTAACGTTGAGACGATAAATCAGAAGGGTAACTATAATTGGACGCAAGAGTCGAAAGACGCTCTTACTTGCTTTGCTTATAACATTGGCAGTATAAATGAACTTACGGCCAATGGTACAAGAGATAATGCCACGATCGCGGCCAAGATGTTAGAGTATTCAAAAGCTGGCGGCGTTACTTTGAGCGCTCTTGTTCAGAGAAGAACTATTGAAAGACAAAAGTTTTTAAACGGTCTCGCTGGTACTAGCAGCGGTACACTTGTTTAAGTATTCGGAGGATAACCTATGACCACGAGTGGTCTGTGCAGTAGAAGAAATTGCGTAACTAGAGTTGGTGATTCTGGCGAGATCATAGAGCTTGAGATTCCTCAGGCTCTTGATATCGGAGAGTTTAGTGCCGCATCACTCAACGACTTATACCAGAGCGGTGTTGTCTCTTCTCCTGGAGATAACGATCCTATCACCGTGATTACAAGACAGTATGGAACGGATCCTTTCTATTCTTCCGTTGCGGCGGTTAACCAATACTTTACGAGACCCGACGTTAGAAACCTCATTAATCCGGATAGACACCCCCTGTTAGATGAGAGAGTAAACACCGGTGTTGTCTTCACTCCTGTAGAGATAGCAGATTTTATACGTGAGTATGGCTATACCCCGATTACTCTATCTGTATCTAGCTCCATCGTATCTATCAAGTTAATTAATGAATTCGAAGCGTTCTACACAAAGAACTTTACTCAGAGTACTATCGGCAGTTTCTGCGCTCTCGTTCCTAGCATATTTGGTGCTATAGGAGCATTCTTTACGGCCCTTGACGGAATTGCAGATTTAGTCAATAAGCTAAAGAACTTCGCACTTAACTTTTCTCTAGCAGGTCTGTTGAATCAGCTTAAAGATAATATAACAAAAGTATTGGATAAAGTAATTGATAAAGTGAAGAACATTATCGAAAACTTTTCAATCGCAGATGTTATTTCTGAAGTAAAGACATTTATAGTAGAAAAGATAGGTGGTCAGTTTCAAAAGATAAAAGAAGCTGCGATGAAGTTCTTTGATCCTGAAAACTTAAAGAACTTTAAGAATAAGATACAAGCAATCATAGACTATGCGGTCGGCGTGTTTAAAAACCCGACTCTTGAAGATATCCAGTTTCTTCTATATAGATTCTGCCAATTCGTTTCACAAGTAGAGAACGGCATCAATGCAATTAAAAACCCCCTCGACACCTTTGTGAATTCATATAAAGATACGATAAGCATTCTAACATCAAACTCAGCCGCAAATAGCGCGCGATCCGTCACTGCTGGTGGAATTCGTTACGATCTTCCTGCTCGTGGTACTGGAATAAATACAAGTAGAGAAATTTATACAGCAGCTGGAGATATTCCGCCAATGGGCCCGGAAGATTTTCAAGCAGTAACTCCTTGGAACGAAGGCAAGGGTGACTCTAGAGTAACGTTTAACGGTAGGTGGGTTGCTGCTTTAGGCAGAGATGGTTGGGAGAAAGTTGACATTGGAGTAAGAGCAATGTTAATGAAGGTTCAGAAAGACTTTGGCCGACCTCTGTTTGTAAATAGTGGATACAGATCGCCTGAATATAATGCAAAATTAGACGGGGCCGCTAAGAACTCGTATCATATGCAAGGAAAGGCTTTAGATATATCTTGGTCTGGTCTAAACAATGAAACTAAAGAAGAGTTTATAAGATTGGCGAGAACGCGTGGATTCAGAGGAATAGGAAGATACAACAGCTTCATTCATATAGACGTAGGACCAGAAAGATCGTGGTCCGGCTAGTAAGAACACAATCCTTGCCTAGGGAGGCATAATAAGTGGTAGTACAGATCGTAACACCAGTTCGTAAGAGAGTTAGTCTGTTCTCAGACTTTCACAAGGATCTCACGCAGAATCCTATTACCGAAGACTTGGCAGTGAAGAGAGACGAAGAAGCTGTAAAGGAAGCCATTAAGAACCTCATTCTTACGGATCGTGGCGAGAGACTAATGCAACCACTCGTCGGCGGAAACATTCGCGCCATGCTTTTCGAGAATAACACGCCATCGACCATAAAGATCATTCAAGAATCAATCAAAGAAACGATTAACTTTTACGAACCGAGAGCAACACTCTTGGATGTTATAGTTCAATCTTCATTAGATGAATCTACTGTAGAAGTCGCGATCTATTTCTACATAAATAACATTGAACAGCCGATCACCTTAACGGTGTTCCTAGAGAGGACAAGATAAATGGCTACGAAACCAATTAACGAACTAGATTTCGCAGCATTAAAAGATCAGTTCATTACATTCCTTAAGGGCCAGACTCAGTTTAAGGATTACAATTTTGCTGGTTCAAATATGAACGTTCTTTTGGATGTTCTATCATACAACACGTATATGAATAACTTTTATACGAACATGGCAATTGGCGAGATGTTTCTTGACTCTGCGGTTCTTAAGAACTCGGTCGTATCGCACGCAAAGGAATTAAACTATCTTCCAAGATCTAGAACTTCTGCGAAGGCTATAGTTAACCTGTCCATCTCTGCACCGACAGAGACTTCACAGACGATTACTATACCTCGTTTCACCGAATTCACATCTACTTACCAAGGATCTACTTTTACATTCATAACGAATGAAGTGTATGCTGCGCGTAGAACATCAGGAAGCACGTTCGTTGCGGCCAACGTAGAAATATTTGAAGGAGAGATACTTACGAACTTTGAGAAAGACGGCTTCTTCCTGGATGACCAGAATTTCTTGAGATGTAATCTTACGAACGATAACATAGACACTAGTACAATCGAAGTGTATGTAGATGAAGTCGCTACTGAAAATCAAAATCAATTCCTATACACGCCAGATATCTTCGGTGTCACACCAACGAGTAAGGTGTTTTATTTAGATCCATACTTTGATGATAGATACTCGATCTACTTCGGAAGAAACATCTACGGTGAGCAACCAGGCGTAGACATTGATGTTAAGGTACAGTATAGAATTTGTAGCGGTTCAGAACCAAACGGCGCAGCTCGCTTTGGTACTAGTTTTATTCCAAACGCAACGGTCACGACAGTAGAAGCTGCGAGTGGTGGAGCTGAGCGTGAGACGATTGATAGCATAAAGTACTTTGCTCCAAAGTCACTGCAGATCCAAGAAAGAGCTATAACCGCAAGAGACTACGAAGTTCTTCTTCGTCAAAGATTTCCAGACATTCAGTCAGTGTCAGTCTATGGTGGAGACGAGTTGGATCCTCCGCAGTATGGAAGAGTCGCGATATCGGTAAATCTACAGGGAGAAAGAATTCTTTCAAACACGAATAAGAATTCCTATGTTGCTTTTCTTTCAGACAAGAGTCCTCTTTCTATAGAACCGATATTCGTTGATCCAGAATTCCTATACATAGAAGCTATCGTGGACATATCATTTTCTCGTAAGCTTACGACCAAGTCAACAGCTCAGCTCGAAACTCTTATAAGATCGGCCATACTTAACTTTAATCAAACGAACCTAGATGATTTCGGTGAAATTCTTAGATCATCGAGACTATCTTCAATCATAGATGACTTGGACGATGGAATTCTGAGTAACTCGCTCTGCGTGAACCCTATTATTGAATATAAGCCGGTTCTAAACCTTGCGCTCAATCCTAAGTTTAAGTTTGAAAGTCAACTCGTAAAACCTTATCCTTACAAATCAGTAAATGGTTTCGCTGACTTTAAACCAGCCATCGTAAGTACACCATTTACTTATCGCGGAATTCTATCAAAGATACAGGATGATGGCGCTGGAAATATGCAAATTATCAGTGCTGGCGCAGTTAATACTGAAATACTTAAACCAAATGCTGGCACCGTGGATTACACAACAGGCGAAGTAAGGCTCATAAACTTTATAGTAGAGTCTTTCACAGGAAATGGTATTAAGATCTATGCGGCAACAACATCTGTTGATATAACAGCGCCAAAAAGCAGAATTCTTACAGTTCGCGACGAAGATGTATTAGTCAACTTCATAGAGACAAACTGATGCCAGTAGAAAAGCTAATATCGTTTCATATAGAACGACAGTTCCCGGCCATCTATCGTGAAGATGGTCAAGAACTTATTCAATTGGTAAAAGAATACTATAAGTTTTTAGAAACAAACACCGAACAGAGTTTATATAACGGAAGAAGACTCTTTGAGTATAAAGATATAGATACTACTCTTGAAAGTATGCTGATATTCTTTAAGAAAAAGTATCTCGCAGATCTTCCGTTCGATGGTGACACCGTAAGAATTGTTGTAAAGAACATATTAGGTCTGTATCGTAGAAAAGGAACTCAAGGCGGGCTCGAGCTCTTCTTCAATATTTTTTATAACGAAAGCATCAAAGTATACTACCCAGCCAAAGATATGTTTAGACCTTCCGATTCTGAGTGGAAGAAAGGCACCTATCTTCAGATGATGCCTAACAATGGGCTATTCACTTCAACAAAAACAACTCAGACATATACATATAAAGACCTAATCGGTAAACAAATCATTGGTGCATCTTCAAGAGTAAAGGCTACAGTTGATAAGATAAACTTCGTCATCGTCGGTAATACTATTACTCCAATACTTTTCATTAATGATGAGACTGGAAGTTTTATTGGTAAAGAAAACATAATAAGTGAATTCAGTGGTATACCTATAAGCTTTGGTGTTATCAATGGATCTCTAACATCAATAGCAGTGGATGATAATTTTGGTGGATCGATAGGAAACGAAATAGGTGACATAGTAACATTTAGAACCGACAATGGGTTTGGCGCAAAAGGGCTCGTCACCGCAGTTACTGAGAATTTTTCGGGTTTCGTTAGATACGATATTGAGGACGGGGGCTGGGGTTACTCTGTAGATACAACAAAGCTTCTTGTTTCTAACCAAACGATATTCCTTGATAACGAGGGCGGAAAGTTTCAACTGCTAGAAGCTTTAGAAGATGATTCTGGAAATAGAGGCATCGTGATCGGGCAGAGTAATACTGCAATTGGTTTAAAGATGGATGTTGGAGATGAATTTACGAACACGTCTATCATTACGACAATGGATAGAGACATAAATGTTAATATTACAACACTATCGCCATTGACTCCAATACGAATTTTGGAGAAGAATGATAGCTCACCAGGTCCTCTCTATCCAGAAACGTTAGATACTGACGACGTTATTCTCGCAGAGATTGATAACGAGGAGAGCGTGTCTCTTATCTTTGATCTAATTGGTGATTACGCAAACGTTGCTCTTAATGCTGCAAACTACAACGACCCGCCGGCAGAACAGCCTATGAGTGGTTTTCCTGACACCGATCCAATTACAATCAGTACACCTCTTAACGAGGCGTTCGATTTAACGCCTATCGATATAGGAAGAATTGTTAGGTTTGATAATATAAACCCAGGTACTGATTATGAAAACGATGTATTTGCTATAGCATATGATACACGAATATCACTTTTCAAAAAGAGAAATCAGCTAGTTACTCTTTCTAATATGCCAGCAACGATAAGTGTTGGAAGTTTGGTAACACAGGAAAGTACGAATGGAAAAGTAGTCTCTATAAATAATAATACTCTTACGATTACGCCATACACTTACGCCGGATTTAATAATACATCAGGTCTTATATTCAAAGGTGTTAACTATGGCATTGTTGGTGTGTCGACAGACTTTAATTCGCCAATTGCCGGATTTAATGCTACTATAAATGCAGTAACATCTTTCGGAGTAGGAAAGATAACCAACGTATCTGTAATCGATTCTGGTTACGGTTATACTCATAATACGATTGCCGATATCATAGACGCGGATGGAGAATTGGCATCAAAAGGAACGATCTCAGCTTTAGGCCCAGGATCTACAGAAGGATATTGGGCTTCATTGGACTCGCATATAAACGGATATGTTTTAGACGGTGCGAGTCTAACATACTATGACTCCGGTAAGAGAGTTCAGGATAGTAATTACTATCAAGAATTTTCATATGAGATTCTTTCTACAGTAAATCTTCCGGAATACGAAGAGTCTTTAAGAGAAATCGTGCACGTTGCTGGAACAAAAGTCTTTGGTAGATTTAACCTAGAAGACGTTATGTCAACACCGATATCTTCTAGAATTATTATTGACGCGGAATAAATAGAGCAAAATAGGTTTAGGAAAATGTCTGTCATCACAAGTAAATATAGATCTGATACTGCACGACGCTTCGTTGATGATGTAACATTCAACGATTACTATATGTTTGTGTCAAGCACAGCAAACACAACCGTGATTAATTCAGAAAAATCAAAAACGGAATTTCTTGAAAAAACTATCTTTGGAAAGAAGATAGGTGCACAAGAAGTTTTCTATATGATTAAGAATTATCCTTGGGAAATAGATGCAGTATACGACCAGTACGACGATAATTTAGATATGTCAAACAAGAAGTTCTACACAGTTGTCTATCCAGTGAATAACGAGGTTGGTGACTATAGAGTCTATAAGTGTCTATTCAATAACGGCGGAGCAAAATCTTTAACACCGCCTAATTACAGTGTATCTCAACAGGATCAGATTTATGCTTTGGCAGATGGGTATGTTTGGAAGTATCTGTTTAATATTAGTGAGTTAGAATTTGATGATTACAATACTCGCGGATACATACCTATTATGTCGACTGAGAGTGGTAACACGGCAGTTCAAACAAGTTCTATAAGTCAGATTGTCATAACAAATTCAACAAATAGAGGATATGAAAAGTCTGAAGGATTTGTTTTTCAAACAGCAACTGGAACTGGCGAGATAGTTATAACGGCAAGTAGTGGAACTCTTAATGCGATTGAAAACTATTACTCAGGATATACATTCTACGTAACAAGCGTATTTGGTAATGACTCGAGGTCTTACGTAGTAGATACTTATACTTACGATCCTGCTTCAAAAAGAGCAGTCATTACGTTAACCGAAGCACCGGATTATACCGTTCTTACTGACTCCGCTTCTTACAAACTATTACCTCGCATTGAAATAAAGGGCGATGGAACTGGAGCAGTTGGGCTAGCCGATGTGTCGGCAAATGGTTCTATAATAGGTGTCACAATGCTGTCCAAAGGTTCTGGTTATAAGAATGCAACCGCGTTTGTTCCAGACCCGTTTTCTTTCGACCCAAATTCGCTAAACTCTCTTAATGAAAGAGCTATACTAAGACCAATTCTTTCTTCGGCTGGTGATCATGCTTCGAACTTAATCGATGAACTTATGTGCAGGCACATTCTTGCGTACACGACTCTTACGGAGACAGACAACTTTACAGTTCCAGCTACAAACGACTTCACGAGCATTGGTATTGTTAAGAACCCTGAGTTTAAAAATGCAGGAAACAATGACATATTTGATAACCGTATAGAACTAGCTCTTGACAGTCACTCTCTTTCTGTAAATGAAATAGTTACACAGATAGAAACGGATGTTAATAGTTCATTCTATAACGAGGTAATATTTAGCGGTAAAGTTCATCAAGTTTCAAATAACTTTGTGTATATATGTGAGTACATGGGGCCGTATCCAAATTCCTCTTCATTTGCAAACACTGATTTTAGCGACATCTCGCTTAACATAAATCTGCCGATAAGATCTGCAGACAATCAAATACTTAATATAAATACAGATAACGATCCAGAGTATCCACTAGAATATGACATAGATTACCCAGGGTTTTCAATATCACCATATGTTCAGAGAACTGGAGAAGTTTACTATATGAATAGCTTCTTTCCAATTACGAGAACTGAAGAGTCAAGGGAACGATTTAAGATACTTCTTGAATTTTAAGGAAAAATAAATGCCAATTAATAAAGACCTGAATGTTGCGCCGTACTTTGATGATTTTGATATAACGAATCAGTTCCATCGCGTGCTTTTTAAACCGTCTTACGCGGTTCAAGCTAGAGAATTGACTCAGATGCAAACGATTCTTCAGAATCAGATCGAGCAGTTTGGTGATAATATATTTAAAGAAGGATCTATCATAAAGGGATGCAACTTTACAGAGTTATCAGACTTAAACTACGTTAAGCTTACGGATGTTACTGGATTTGACCCAACTCAATATGTTGGATTTACAGATACGGTCACTATAAGCGGTGTTGATTACGTAAGAGATAACACATACGAACTCGAAGGAGTTGTGACAGGAGTCCGAGCGACCGTCTTAGCTGCGACGCGTGGTTTTGAAACAAGAAACCCAGATCTTAACACGTTCTTTATTAACTACAAAACAACATCTTCTGGAAATAAAGTCTTTCAGGCTGGCGAAAGACTTAGAATATACAAAGTAAGTGTGTACGAACAAGGAACGAGCATCAATAGAGACGAAACAGAAGTTCTGACTGATAAGACTATCAACGTTACTACGTTCGCTGGGGCAGTTGGCAACTCTTTCGGACTTAAATCTGCGCCAGGTATCATATTCCAAAAGGGTCACTTCCTATACGCTGAAGAGCAGCTTGTAATTGTTTCAAAGTATACGAATGTACCGAACAGTGTGTCGATAGGTTACACAGTTCAGGAAAGAGTAATTAATGCGTTCCAAGACTCGTCTCTATATGACAATGCAAACGGATCTTTTAACCAAAATGCTCCTGGCGCAGATAGACTAAAACTTATTCCAATACTTACAGCTCTTCCAACTTCTGAAGCTGATGCTGACACTACATTCTTTACTCTTACACGCTATGTAAACGGTAATGCAGTTCTTCTTAGAGACGTATCACAGTATAACATTTTAGGCGAAGAGATGGCTCGTCGCACGTATGAAGAATCTGGTGACTACATTGTCAATGACTTTCAAACTACAGTCGTAAGAAGAGATGGTAATCTAAAAGCTTCTATCGGAAGTGGAGTCGCGTATGTTAAGGGTCATAGAGTAGAAAATCTTAGAGAGATTTTCCTCGATATAGATGACATATCGGAAGCTTCGGTTGATGATAGAGCAAATCAGGGCGTATCTTTTAACTATGGCGGGTACCTTGACATACTCGATACTAGCGTAGGAGGCGTAGTCCCATTAGGAACATTTGCAACCGTTTCTCTCAGAGACGGTGGAAACTCTGTCCTAGGAACTGCGAGAGTTCGTAACATCACTGATACCAAAATCTTCCTGTTTGATGTTAGATTGTCGGGTGCTAATCAGATATCGCAAGTGGAAAGAGTTGTTGGAACTTCCGGGTACATACCAGTTGCAAACAATTCTGTTATAAAAGAAACAAGTTCTTCATCAATGGTATTTGACACGGGAATGCTGAGTCTTAAATCTACTAGCAACCTGTCAATTCCAGTAAGAGCAAGAAAAACTATTACTGGAACTGCTACTACTTTTAACATCACGCCTGACGCTGGCGAAGATTTTAATCTAGAGAATGATGATATACTCTTTGTAGATAACACAAGTACTAGAAGAGATGTGACTAGTGCTGTTCTATCTGGTGCTGACCTCCAAGTCACCCTTGGTTCTACACCATCGACTCCTTCTACGATCTATTACAATAAGAGAATTACTAGTGCAAGCCCGTTTACGAAAGTTAGCGCTGAACTATATGTTAAGTGCACCTTCGCAAATAACGACATCGTATCATCCACAACTAGATATAATCTAGGTTTTCCAGATGTGTATGAGATCGTCTCTATTACAGACTCAGAAAGCAAAACTGTTACTTCTAGCTTTAAGCTTAAAACCAACCAAAGAGATAACTTCTACGATCATTCTTATATAGAATATATTCCTGGAAGACCAGTACCCGCGGCCGGTTTAATGACAGTTCGTTTTAAAGCATTTAAACTAAACGACACAACAGGAAGCTACTTCTTTACTGTAGATAGTTACCCTGGTGCTGTCGCCAAGAATAAGATACAGCCGTTCGTTTCATCTTCAGGAAAGGTCTATAATCTCAGAGACTGTCTTGACTTTAGACCATACGTACAACCGCTATCGCCGGCCACATATATAAATGCGGCTGTTCTTGGTACAGCGCCAACTGTAAGCAATGGATCAACAGGTGTTAACGTTGCGCCGAGCTTCTCCGGTTCATATACGATACTTACACCATCTCACGATCAGTTTGGAGAGATAGACTACGAGTTCTACCTAAACAGAACCGATGCGGTAATTCTTGACTCTTATGGCAGAATATCATTGTTAAGAGGAACGGAAGTAGAGAATTCTATTCCGCCAATCATATCTGGCGATCAGGTTAAGATCGCGGAAATATTCGTACCAGGAGCGCCAGCACTTACACCAGAAGAAGCTGACGAACAGGATAGACCTCAGTATGCTGTGCAGATCGTTCCTAAAGGTACAAAATCTTATCGTATGAAAGATATCGAAAACTTAGAAAAGAAGATCGACAGCTTAGAGTATTATGTTCTGCTGAACACCCTAGAAGCCGATACAAAAAATCTAAACATTGTTGATGAAAACGGTCTAGATCGTTTTAAGAACGGCATCATAGTTGATCCCTTTAACGATCTTAGTATAGCCAACCTAGAGAATGTGGAATTTAATGCTGCGCTGGACTTTACAGAACAATCGCTTATGCCATCTGTAAAAACATTCCCGTTAAACCTTAAGTATAAGTCTGCATCTTCTGCGACGCTGTTCCCAACCACGTCAAATGCAAAGGTCGGAACACTTCAGAGAAACACCGACGTATCCATCATATCGCAACCCTACGCCACAGAATTTAGAAACTGCGTAAGTAACTTCTATTCATATCGTGGCATTGGCGAAATAGAACCGGAATACGACGCAGTCTATGATACTGTCACTAACCCAGTTAATATAGGTTTGAATAGAAGACGCTTAACTGTGTCGACTGCCGCTACACAAGAGCTTAATCCGTTAACGTCAACCGCTATTCAAGCCAACACAAATAACACGAACCAACGCCGCGTTGGCGATTTTGTTACGAACTTTACATTTAATCCATTCATGAGAGGCCGTGACATTAATATATACATGTCTGGTCTTCGCCCTAACACTCGCCACTATTTCTTCTTTGATGAAGAAGATGTGAACCAATTTGTGTTCCCAGGAAGCAATGTTAACTCCCCGAGTGAAATAAGAAGACGCGGTGTTGCTAACGCGGCGGTCGAAACAGATGCGAACGGCGTCTTGAGGGCGGTGTTTAGTCTACCATCATCAAGGTTCTATGTTGGAGACAGAAAACTAGAAGTAGTTGACGTTGACACGCACGCTGCGATTGATAGCGCCAGCACATCGTATGGTTTTGTAACCTATAGAGCATATAACTTCTCTGTAGAAAAAGCATCTTTAACAGTCTCAACTCGCCGTGCAGCTTCTACTGCAACAACAACCACGGATAGAAATGTTACAAGAAGACCAACTGAAGGTGATCGCGGGCGAGACCCGTCGCCAGATCCAATTGCTCAGACCTTCTTCATAAAATCTGGCATGGGTCTTGGATCTGACACTGTATTTGTCTCTAAAATAGATCTGTTCTTCAAGAGAAGAAGTAATATAAACGGCGTAAATGTTGAATTAAGAGAAGTTATAAATGGTTATCCTTCATATGACGTGATACCGTTCTCTAAAGTACACCTAACTCCATCAGAAGTACTTACTTCAGATGATGCTTCTGTCGAAACAACGGTAACTTTTAATGCCCCAGTTCGTCTTGATGTTGAAAAAGAATATGCAGTAGTCGTAATACCAGATGCAGCCGATCCTGACTATCTAATCTTTACATCAAAGGTTGGTGGAGTTGATCTAACACCAGGCGCGAATCAAGGACTTCCAATCGTCCAAGACTGGGGTGATGGTGTTCTATTCACATCTACAAACAATCGCGCGTGGAAGTCATATCAAGACGAGGACATTAAGTTTGTACTGTATCGCCATAACTTCAATGCAAGTGCTGGCACTATCACACTTACAAATGATGACCACGAGTTTATCTCAACAGAGAACAACATCGGAACATTTAAAGTTGGAGAGACCGTATACAAGCTTGAGTCTAAAGACGGGACTACTGGAGCTAACTTAAGCACCGTTTCCGGAAATAATCAGATCAGCGGAACGAATCTTTCAGCCACATATTCTGCCGGCGACTTTGTTCTGATAAGCAACGGTACTACAAACAGACAGATCTTTAAAGTTGTTAGCGCAAACTCTACAGTGATAGTTGCGGATAGACCATCATATTTCACGGATAGTACAAGTGGTTTACCGATTACAATGGGTATACTTCGTCACTATGACTTTAGATATCCGGATTTTATCATTCTCGAAGAATCTTCTGCAACTTCTACACGAAAGTTTGCTGCCGGTAACACAGTGTACGGATTTGATAGCGCTGCAGCTGCGACGATAACCACGGTTGATAACGTTGAGTTCAGCTACATTCAGCCAATGATTCATAGAACGAACGATAGCGTAACCGCAACGACTCTATCTGGAACACTCGTCGATCCAGCCAACCCGTCAAACACATATAGCTTGCCGATGCAATTCAATGACAAGGCGTTGTTTAGTAAGACCGGCATGGTTGTGTATAGTAAGTCTAATGACATCGCAAGAGAAAAGACTCTAGACCTTACGGTGTCTATGTCTAACAACTCGAATGTCACTTCGTCTCCTTTCATTGACATCGAGACTGCGTCCATTCTTGCTTATCAGTGGAAGATCACCAACGATTCGACAACTACTTCTAAGTACATATCTAAAACCGTAGAATTGGCTGAAAACCTAGATGCAGAAGATTTCCGTATCTATGTAACAGGATACAGACCACGTGGTACAGATATCGCAGTATACATCAAAGTGCAATCAGCAGATGACCCAACTGTGTTCGAAACGAACGATTGGATAGAGTTAGAACTTACTGGTGGAGTTAATCTATATTCATCTGTAAGCAATGTTAATGACTTTAAAGAGTATGTGTATCAAGTATCTAACACCAATAAAAACTTAGGTGTGATTACATATACGAATGGTATTGGAACCTTTGAAGGTTATCGCAGATTTGCAATAAAGATAGAGTTACTCTCCGAAGATATCTTTAAAGCGCCAAGACTTCTAGACTACAGAGGAATATCACTAACATGATAAGAGACGAAAGATCGAGAGCACTTATCAACGATGACCTGGCTGCTCTAAATAAATACAAAGTAGACAGGGATCGAGTGAGAAAGATAGAACAAATCTATAAAGAGTTACCAGAGATAAGAAGAGTTCTTTCTTCCTTATGTGAAAGATTAGACAAGATAGAGAGCACATAAACATGGCAAAAACCGGTATAAGTCAGGTCACTACTTCGGACACGTTTCAACAATGGTTGGATAGGACCAACGACTTAGTAGATATAGTGAGTTCCGATGCTATGACGGCCTCAGCATTAGGCGATACCACAACTGGTAATTCGACTCTGATTGGATCGTTCACTGCAAATACTGTGATTGCATTTAATACTTTGCGCGCTAATACCTTATCTCCTAAAGTAGGATCGTCAGCAATAGAAGTTACGTCACCTGTAACAATTAATACACCAACACAAACGATTCAAACTCTTATAAGCACGAACGCACCTAGAGTGAATTATTCAAATGCTTCCGTGATATGGCAAGTTGGCTTTGAGTCAAACGCAAACACCAGTTTTATAGTTGACACTGGATCGGGAACTAGAAAACTTTCTGTATCTCCATCTGGCGATCTTACTATTGCAGGAAATATGAATGTTGGAAACAATCTTGTTGTTGATAATAACCTTACTGTAACTGGAACGATAACTGGAAATATTTCTGGTGCAGTGACTGGAAATATAACTGGAAACGCAGCCACAGTCACAAACGGTGTATACACGATTGGCAACCAATCAATTGCTGGCATTAAGACATTTACTAATAACACACCGAGTACTAGTAGGACGACTGGTTCTGTCGTCATCACGGGCGGTCTAGGTGTAAGCGGAGCTATTAACGCAGGTGGCGAGATCACGGCTTTTGCTACTTCTGATAGAGAATTGAAAACAAATGTAGAAAATATTACAGACGCTCTATCAAAGATTGAAAAACTGAATGGTGTTACTTTTAATTGGAATGACTTAGCTAAAGAAGTTGAGAGTAAAGATACTAGTGTTAAAGAAGTTGGTGTCATCGCTCAAGAAGTAAACCAAGTATTACCGGAAGTCGTAACAACTCGAGAAAACGGATACATGGCTGTTCGTTATGAAAAATTAGTACCGCTATTAATCGAAGCGATTAAAGAACTTCACGAAGAAATAAAAACTTTGAAGAATGGTAGTTAAAACTCTTTGTTCTCTAAATATCATGTTGGTATTTCTTCGATATAAATAAAAGAAAAAGGGATCTCGACAACCATGTCTAAAATATCCGAACTTGGTAAAATTACCGGCGGTAATACAAAATCCAGAGACTTGTTTGTAACTGTCAGCCTCGATCAGGGCGACGACGGCACGAAGAATATTACTCGTGCCGAACTAGTAAAAGCTATTCAGCAAGAAGTTTTTACTAATATAAAGATTAATGGCGGCGATTATATTCAAAACATCCCGCTTACAAACGTAACGATTACGGGCTCGGTCATCAACACTTCTACGATGAACAACTCGACTATCAATACGTCGGTGTTGAATAACTCGGATATTAATAACTCTGACATAGACGAATCCGATATCACGAACTCTACGATGGAATCATCCGTCATTAACATTTCAACTATGAATGCGTCGTTTATTAACGCATCGATACTAACAGACGTTATCATAGACGATTCAACTATAAACGACGCAATTATAAATGATTCCACTATAAACGACGGGATCATAAATGACTCAACAATAAACGACCCGAACATTAACGTTGATGAAGCATTTGCTCCTGACATATCAAATACGGATTACTTCTATCTTAAGGACGTTTCTTTAGGCAGAACTGTCGCGATCTCTTACGAGGATCTATACAAAGAGATATCTAAAACCGCAAAGAAAGCAAACAAAGTATACGTCGGTGTTGATGGAGATGATACGAACCCAGGAAGTTATCTAAAGCCAGTTGCAACTCTCGCGCGGGCATTCGAACTTGCACAAGAAGCTGCGGCCGGTGGTATACCTTCTGGTTATCCTGGAGATAACAGCCCAGGCATCCCAACGGCGATTACCGTTTTTCCTGGCGACTATTACACAAACGGAAACCTTTCTCTTCCGGATCGTTGCACGATGGTGTCGACAAACGGACAGTATGCAACTCGTATCATTCAGAACCCTGGATACGAAAGAGAAAACGTCATACTCATAGGATCTGGCTGCTATGTTCAAGGTTTTTCTTTCTTTAATAATATTGTTGATAACTTTGACTATCCGTCTAAAGGGTTCGCTTTTTCGTTCCGCCCTGGTGCTAAAATCATTCGTTCGCCATATTTAAGAGACTGCAGTCAGATAGCGAACTACTTTGGAAGAGAGATCCCTCCTCTATTAAATCCATTCAACAGCCGTGGTACAATTGAGGATCTAGGATACGAGGTAGAAGTTACCGGAGTTACCGGAACTTGGGAAGTTGACGACCTAGTTACGGCTAACAACGGCGTAACAGGATATGTGTCAAGAGTCACCGAGATTGGATCTGGAACGATATACATCAGAAACAATAGCGATGATCTTGAAGTTGGGTCACTCATTACATCTTCATCCGGCGGAACGGCTATCATTGATGCAGTTCTAGAAGAAGACTATCCTAACAAAGAAGTAGGAAGAGGTGGGGGGACTGTACTCGCAGACCGAGCATTAGTCGACCAAGACTCAATCTTCCCATACATACTTTGCTTTGGTGTTACACCTAGAACTCAGAATGGTTTGGGTTATGTTGCGAAGAATGGCGCAGGTATTAATGGCATCAGCTCTCTTTCCATCTTCTCGCGCTGTGCGTTCTATTCTCTAAACGGCGGTCAGATTACTCTAAACAACTCTGGTACTCAGTTCGGCGACATATCTATGCGCGCGAAGGGATCTACTCCGGTCCAAAACCCTAGATTAACGACCGCTACTCTTGTAGAGAACGACGGTCTTGCAGATGAAATACTCGCAGGCGCAAACACAATCATAGACGACATGTGGGACTATCTAACGATCACTGAAGGGTATTCTGCAAACACTGTAAACGAAGAACTTACTCGTAGAGATGCTCTAAACTTTATACGTTCTATCACAAACGATTTTCGTGAAGGTACACAAACAGGAACTCGTATATTTACAGCTGGCCTCTTTAATTATGAAGGAAGACATGTATTCTCGGTGTTTAATCCAAACACCGATGGCTTAAGATACATAGGAAGCGTAGCTACTGTTGGAGCTCTACCTAGTGGAGTTACGGTAGAAGTAAATGATGCGTATGTTGTATATACCAGTGTATCAAATATCTATGACGGAGACGTCTACTACTGGGATGGATCTGCGTGGACTAACGACGGGCCAAATGATATAACTCTTCTTAACGCCTTTACAGATTCGTTTACTCATATGGGTGACTATATTAAGATAAACTTTACACTAACCGCCACAGAAGAAAATATGGTTGACGGTCTTGTAGATGACGTCCTCATAGCAAGCTTAAGAAATCCTCGCATTCTTCGTTTCGGTAGCCTCGTAGAGAGTCTCTCACACCAGTTTAACCTCGCAAGTGCAGGCGT